AATACTAATTTCTTGAGTGTGCGTGATAATGCTCAAAGTATTTTGTTCCACAATGCATCAGGTAGCGTGTTCTCAACAGACGGAGTTGGGTCCCCCGCAGCAGGAGTGCTGTCCTCTAACGGGACTGATAAGTATCGGACAGCAGTCAGATGGGAAGACACCACAAGCAAGTTCCAAGTTGGCTTCAAGAACATAACAACAGACAGCGCATGGACTTGGGGATCTGAAGCTACCTATGACGGTGAGTTTACCGTAGGCACTGACATTAACCTGTTCTACGGTAATACCTTCATGAATAAACTATCGTCACTCAAGGTATACGACAAAGACATGACGACTGCACAGATTGAAGCTTTAGTATGAATTTATTACAAATAGCAGCTTTATGCTCACTTATTAGCCTTTCACTAATTTGGTTACTATTATGAAATTCAAGGATCGTTAAGAATCGATCCTGGATAACTCATTCAAATCTGAGTGAGTTTTATCTATAAGACGGAGAATAATCATGGATCAAGCCGAGGCAATCCAAGATGACTTTGTTGCTGAACAAGCTGAACCAGCAATGGTTGAGTCTCAGGATCAAGTCGAAGAAGTAGTTAATGACGTTGAACAAGTAGAAGCAAATGATACAGAAGCTGAAAATGAATCAGTAGAAGTTGAATATGTGGAAATAGAAAGAAACGGCATTAAATACGAAGTACCAAAAGAGTTAGAGTCAGAAATGCTTATGCACTCTGATTACACTAAAAAGACTCAATCGGTTGCAGAGAAGGAAAAGGCACTGGAGGCGCAACAAGCGCAATTCCAACAAGCGGTTCAGGCTCAACAACAAAACCAACAAGGCCACGCACAGTTAGCGGCATTAGGCGCTCAACTTAATCAATATAATGGCGTTAATTGGAGTGAGTTTTCTCAAGAAGATCCACAAGCTGCACAAACAGCTTTTTTTGAATATACACAGTTAAAAGATGCAACACAGAATTTGTCTCAACAGTTACAACATCAAGAGGCCGTAGCACTCCAGCAGCAGCATGTAATTCATGCCAAGCGGTTGGAACAAGGTAAAGCCGAATTAGCGAGAGACATTCCCGATTGGTCACCAGAAACAGCACAGAAAATTATTAGTCATGGTTCTGAATACGGTTTTAGTGAAAGTGAATTAAAACAAGTAGCAGATCCAAGAATGGTGAAAGTTTTAAATGATGCTCGTATGTATCGCCAATCTTTAAAAAAAGCCACAGCAACAAAACCACAGGAAACCATTAAGCCGGCAACTCGTGTTAGAGGTAAATCTTCTGGCAAGAAAGAGCCAAGCAAAATGAATACTGAGGAATTTATGAAGTGGCGCAATAAACAAACGTCTTAATTTCTAATACCGGAGGCCCAAAATGGCTAACAATAATTTAACGATCGATATGATCACACGCGAATCATTGCGTATTCTTCACCAAAAATGTAACTTCATTGGCAACGTCACCAAAGATTATGATGATTCATATGCTAAAACAGGTGCAAAGATTGGTGATACTTTAAGAGTCCGTCTACCAGTTCAATACTCAACAGGTACTGGCGCTGCGATGGCAACAGGTACAGGTGCTGATTCAATCGGTACTTCTACAACTTTACAAGTTAACACTCAACGTCACGTTCCAATGCGTTTCACTACTGCTGAAATGACAATGGACATTGATGATTTTTCTGAACGTCACATTAAGCCGGCTATGTCTAAGCTTGCAGCGATGATGGAAAATGATTGTTTAGCAACTGCTTTAAAAGGCACTGCTCAAACTCATCAAGCGGCAACTTTAGCAACTCCAGTTTATAAAGATGTAATGGAAGCTCGTAAGATCCTTCAGAAGTCTTTAGCACCTGAAGATAATCGTAATATCTTACTTGATCCTCAAATGTGTGTTGATCTTAACGATGCGTTTAAAGGTCTTTATAACGATCCTAAGTCTATCTCTAAGATGTTCAGAGATGGCATGATCACTCGTAATATGGGTTTTGATGTGTATGAAAACACTATCCTTCCTGATTACACAGCGGGTGCTGAAGATGCTGGCGATGCAGCTTATGATATTGCTGGCGCTCAATCTAAGACTTTAAGTGCGAGTGATAACGATCCTAACACCATGACGTTAACGATTGACCAAGGCACTAAAACTGTCACTAACGGTCAAGTCTTTACGATTGCTGGTTGTTACGATGTACATCCTGAAACTAAAGCAACACTTGCTGATCTTAAGCAATTTACTGTTGTATCAGGTGGCCAAGCTTCTGCAACTTCATTGACAATCACACCAGCTATTATTGCTGCTGGTCCACATAAGAATGTTTCTGCTGCGGCTGCAAATGATGCTGCTTTGACTTTCATCAATGCTGATGCATCAACTGCATTTCATCAGTCACTAGCGTTCCAAAAAGGCGCTTATGCTTTAGGTACTGCTGATTTGGTTTTACCAACTAATGCAATGATGGCTTCTCGTCAAAACTATGATGGCATCTCAATGAGAGCGGTACAGGATTATGACATTGTCAATGATCGTATCTATACTCGTATGGATGTTCTTTATGGCTTTAAAGTCATACGTCCTGAGCTTGCTTGTAAGATTTGGCACACATAGTCTTAACTGGTAATAATCGGCCCTCTTCATTGAGGGCTTTTTTCATTTGGAGATTTAGATGAATAAATTTATTTCAATAATTGCGGGTTTATTGCTTGCTGGTTCTAGTTTTGCTGCTTCATTGTCTGAGGACATAACGGCTCAAGGTAATGTGTCATTTTGGCATAAGACGTTGACCGCTCAACAATTAGCAACAATGGTTAGTAACTATGAAGTGGTAACGGCTGCAAATACGATTACTTATTTAGAGTGCGGTTCTACTTTCTTTCTAAGTAGTGCAACAGAATTTGCTTCAACTTTACCAACACCGATTGCCGGTTGTGGGTTTAAGTTTATTGTTGATGCTGCACCTGTAGGTACTGCTTATACGATTGTGACACCAGCAAGTGCTACTATCATTGATGGTACAACTGTTGTTAACGGTGGTGTTATCGGTTGCGCTAATGAACATACTATTACTTTTACTGCATCGGCTGCTATTTCAGGCGATTGGGTAGAGTTAGTTTCTGATGGCACAAATTGGTTTGTAACTGGCCAAGCTTTTGCTGCAACTGGCATTGCTTGTACTGCTGCGTAAGTTTTCATTGAAATTAGGCCTCCTTTAATCGGGAGGTCATTTTTTGGAGTGTTTATGTCGGAAGTTACCGATAAAACGGATTACAAAAAGATTGTATGGTTAGCGAGTTATCCTAAGTCGGGTAATACCTGGGTGAGATGTTTTCTTGATGCTTACTTTTTAGGTGATGTTGACCTTAATGAACTATTAACGACTGTATCTGATGATCTAGCGGCTGCACATCAAATTGGTGATGGGTCGGATATCACAGAGCATCGATTTGAAATACAGCAGTTAACCAGGCCGATGTCGTTATTAAGACAGGTTAAGCAGTATTTATCGACAAGCAAAGAAATACCATTTTTCATTAAAACGCATAATGCTAATTTATTGATTAACGGATCTGAGTTAATTCCTGAAGTATTAACCAAGGCCACGATTGTTCTTATCCGAGATCCTAGAGACATATTACCAAGCTTTTCTAAGCATATGGGTGTTGATCTTGATCAAGGTCTTGAATGGTTACAAGATAAGTACCGAATGTTAGGCGGTAATGCTAAGACCATCGATTTTATCTCCTCATGGAAAGATCATACAAAATCCTGGTTAAACTGTGATACGCATAATATTAAGTATTTTCTCTATGAAGATTTACAAAAAGAACCAGTTAAATATTTCTCAAAGATTCTAGAACATGCGGGTATAGATCCTGATGAAGCTAGGGTCATAAAAGCGTTAGAAATGGTCAAATTAGACCGACTAAAGCAAAAAGAAAGCAAAGATGGATTCGGTGAGCAATCGCCTCATTCTAAGCATTTCTTTGGTGGAAAACACGATACACCAACAACTAAACAACTTAATACGATTGCTAAATCATGCAGTCGTTTACTCAAAAGGTTAGGTTATGAAGCATCCAGAATATCCAAAGTGGCTTGAACCTGAAAACGTCATTGTTCATTCTAAAGAAGAAGAGACAGCACTAAGACCTAAAAAGAAGGCGACTAAAAAGAAAGCGACCAAAAAGAAGGTAGCAGCTAATGGCATTATCTAATTATACGGAACTTCAAACGGCAATAGCTAATTGGTTGGATCGAGATGATTTAACTGCACAAATACCTGATTTTATCTCGTTAGCTGAAGCCTATATGAATGATGATCTTAGATTACGTTCAATGATCTCTGAAGCTACTGTAACGCCATCACAGGTTAACAAGTATGTGGCATTGCCTACAGGTTTTAAAGAGTCTATATCCTTTGTAGATGAGGTTGGTGAAGCATTAAACCAGATTCACCATGAAGACCTACAGGATATGCAATATGGAACATCCTCGGGTGGACCTGAGTATTATTCAGTAACAAGCAGGATAAACTTTGATCGTTTAGCTAGTGGTGCATTAAGTTATACGATGACTTATTACAAGGCTTTAGATTTAGCCTCAGATACGACTAATGATGTTTTAACCGATTATCCCAATATTTATTTGTATGGATCTTTATTACAAGCAGAACCATATTTAAAGAATGACAAAAGAATTGCTGTGTGGAATCAAATGTATAATTCAGCGATGAAGACAGCTAATAATAAAGCAGCAAATTCACTTAAAAAGTTACGCACTGATCATCCTAGCGTGGTTGGTAGTTTTGATATTGTTAGAGGTTACTAATGACTCCTTTTATGGGTTTTATGCCAGATGTTGAACAGACAACAGCGGGTGTATTAATAGAAGTAGAGGATGTAATACCAACCATAAATGGATTTCGTGCCATACCCTCTTTTAAAGATGCAGGTGTTTCAGCTTTAACTTCTGATGCAAATTCATTAGCAGCGGTTGAAAAGTTAGATGGATCTAGTCGTTTATTTGCAGGAACAGCAACCACATTAGAAGAAGCTAGTCTTACTGCATGGACAGATAGAACTCGTGCGGTTGGTGGTGCTTATGCCTGTGATGCTGATGATCGATGGTCATTTGCACAGTTCGGTAATTATACGTTAGCAGCTAATATTGCAGATACCATGCAAGTCTCCACAACTGCTGCATTTAGTGATATTGCTGGCAGTCCTCAAGCAGCATACATAGCGGTGTCAGAAGGTTTTGTGATGGCTGCTAACTTATCTACGTCAAGCGATGGTTGGCACTGTTCAGCTTATTTAGATTACAGTGATTGGACTGAAGCGATTAGCACACAGTGTACATCAGGGCGTTTAATTGGTGGTGGCGGCATTGTTGGTGTTAAGGCATTTGGTTCGGGTTTTGTAATTTTTAAGAAAAGAAAGATGTATTTGGCATCTTATGTAGGTGCGCCAATTGTATGGCAATTTGAGGAGATCCCAGGTGACATTGGGGTTTTAGCTAATAGGGCAGCGGTAGATATTGGTGATCAGATAGCTTTTGTTGGTAATGATGACTTTTATATCTTTGATGGCGTACGGGCTAACCCGATTGGTCAAGGTATCAGGGAGTGGTTCTTTGGTAATCTAAACCAAGACTTTAAGCACAAAACAATGGCAACTTATGATGATGTGATCGGTAATATCACTTTTCATTATTGTTCAGAAGGTTCGGCAACTGGAATACCAGATAAGGCAGTAGTTTATAATGTGCGAACCAAAAAATGGGGTGCATATTCAGCTATTATTCTTGCAGCATCTTCATTCTTACAAGACACTATTGTTTATGATGATTTCGGTGCAGCATTTGGTGGTGGTGATTATGATGCGTTATCGACAGAAATCCCATTTGATTACACCATCGTTAGAGGTGCAACCGCTTATATTCAAACCGATGGTTTGCTTTATACTTTATCTGGTGTATCAACCAATTCCAGTATGACAATGAATGTATTTGGTGATGATGATATGTTTTCTACCATTACTAGAGTTAGGCCCAGATTTGTTACTGTACCAGAATCAAGCTACATCCAATATTCTTATGACAATGACTTTGGCGATGATTTCACAGAGAAGTCTACTTATGCTTTAACTAATGGCAAGTATGATTTAATGCACTCCACGCGCTGGCATAAAGTAAAATTTAACTTTACTGGAACGATAGAGATTGTTGGTGCAACTATTTCATATACACCAGATGGTGAACAATGAACGTCAATTTACCCAAACCTCCTGTTGGATCTTCAAGATTTATTCAACATCTCTTTATTAAGTTAAAAGAGACTTTCGGAAGAATACGTCCTGCTAGTGGTTGGAAAGACAAAGAAGCACCATTAGCAAATGCAAAAGTAGCTGGTGCTAATGTGCCAACATGGGCTGTAGTGCTTGATGGTATTTATGCTTATAAGTTTTCTGCTACAGCGATGAATGAGGTTTGGATAACCTTTCATCTGCCTCACGATATGGCTTATGCTTACACAGATGTGACAGGGATTGTACAACCTCCTAAATTATATCCTCATGTTCATTGGTCATCTGATGGCACAAATACTGGCACAGCGAGGTACGGCATTGAATATACATATGCCAAAGGATATGGCGTAGAGGTTTTCCCAGCTAGCACTACTGTTTATATAGAACAGGCATCTGATGGCACAGCCAATAAGCATTTCATTGCTGAAGTAGCTGATGTTGATGCAATTGCTAATCCTGAGTTTGAAACAGATGGCTTACTATTATGCAGAGTGTTCAGAGATGGCGCACATGCTAACGATACTTTAACTGACGCGAGTTTTGTCTTTACTGTTGATATGCACTATTTGAGTGATGGCCTTGAAACTGTAGAGAGAAACAGAAATACAGCAGGAACAATTCCTTGGACGAAACAGAGTGTTCTATGATTGATCTTGAGTGGGTAGCACCTATTGATCTTCACGACCATTGGGATTTAGTCAAAGACGGTTTAGCAGAAGTAAATAAGCATGGCGATCATTGGAGGCAAGAAGACGTTTATAAGTCTATAAAAGATGGTGCTTCTAGTTTACATCTAGGAATGATGGATAACGAATATAAAGGCTTTTTAATCACTAATCAGTATCAGGCGCATGATGGCATAGAATTATTTATTTGGGCTTGCTACAGCAACGAGAATAGGCAAGCGCACCTATTGCAAGAGACTTTCCCACAGCTAGAAGAATGGGCAAAGAATATTAAAGCTAAACGAATTGTATTTAAGTCAACTCGTAAAGGTTGGGCAAAAAACACATTAGGATTTATAGCAAGTCCACAAATCACTTATGAAAAGGCTATGACATGAGATATAACCATTTAGATCTTTTACCTGAAAACGCATTTACCTCAGATCCGCTAGGTAGAATTACCTTAGAAGGTGGAGGTGGTGGTCAACCATCTAATACGACTTCAACCGTAACCAATACGACTGAATTACCAAAAGAAGCTAAACCGTTAATGTCACAAATGTTGACTCAATCTGAGGCTTTAGCACAAGAACCATATCAACAATATACTGAACAAAGAATTGCAGGTTTAACACCTGAACATAATGCTGCTTTAAATCTAACTACACAAAGATCCATCGATGGCAATCCAGCCATGAACGCTGCATCTAGCCATACCGCTGGCGTGTTTAATGATGAGTATATGAATAGAGGTTTAGATTTAGCGAATCAAACAAATTCTATGTTTGGTCAAGGTTCAAATCTGGCAAGTAATGATTTTATAGGTCAAGGTGTAGATAATGTTAATAATAATTACATCGGCCTTGGTGTAGGTGGTACGTCAAATCCTTACATTGGACAAAATACGAATGTTGGATCTAATCAATATGCTGGATCTAATCCATATTTAGAAAATGCAATTAGTAAGACATTAGGTGATGTAACAGAGAATTATAATGATGTTATTAACCCACAATTAGCGGCTATGGATAGGGCCAGCGGTGCGTATGGTAATACTGGGGTAAATCAAACTAGATCAAAATCAATCAGTGATCTATCTGAAAACTTAGGCAATATTTCCAGCAATATGCGTATGCAAGACTATAGCACACAGCAACAGTTAGCTGAATCAGATGTAAATAGAAGATTACAGGCACAACAAAATGACTTATCAAGAAATTCTAATCTAGCGCAAAATCAAGATCAATTTAATGCAGGATTATTACAATCTGATATTAGTAGAAACGCTGCACTTACCGATTCCCAAAATCAATTTAACGCAGGGTTGCAGTCATCGGATCTAGCAAGAAATGCAGGTATAGCACAAGACCTGAGTAAATATAACTCAAGTTTACAGCAAGCTGATATTTCAAGAAATGCACAACTGGAAAACTCACAAAATCAGTTTAATGCAGGTTTAGAATCAAGCGATCTACAGCGAAACGCAAATCTTCAGCAGAATTTAAGCCAGTATAACACAGGCTTACAAGCAAATGATTTAGCTAGGAACGCACAATTAACAGACTCACAAAATCAATTTAATGCTGGATTAGAATCAAGTGATTTAGCAAGAAATGCAAACTTAGCGCAGAATTTAAGCCAATATAACACTGGACTACAGGCGCAAGATTTAAGTAGAGATGCGGGGCTTGATCAGCAAAGATTAAACATGCAAGCCATGATGTATGGCAATGAAAGAAATAATCAAATGGGTGCGCTTGAATTTGCACCACAACTGGCTGCTGAAGATTACTCTAATTATCAGAACCTATTAGGAGTTGGTGACATTTACAGACAGAACACGCAACAAGGATTAGATTTTAATTACGATCAATGGTTACAACAACAACAACATCCGTATAAGCAACTTGATATTCTTGGTTCTGCACTGGCTAACACAGTCGGTGGTAATGCAAGTTCCGTAAGTTCCGCGCCTTCACCTTACGCTATAAACCCAACAGCTAATATGATTGGTACAGGTATGGCAGGATATGGCGCACTACAGGGATTATTATAATGGCTGGAATGATGGCATTAGATAGTCCTGTTAATATAGCCGATCTACAAGCAGAGAATCCCAACCTTTCTAAGATGGATGGCTTAATGATACCTTGGTTTATGAATATAGCATCAGCTAATAATCCTGAATTAAGAGCCAAAATAGAGGCTAACAAGGCTGCTGGTGTTCCTTCCTTTGGACAAGCCCAACAACCACAACAACAACCACAACAGCAACCTTATAAACCACAACCTTTTGATCATTCACAATTCTTTCAGCAAGGTTTGCTAGGCAATAGTCAGTTTGGACAAGGACATAATCAATTTGGTCGTCAACAAGTCGATCTTGAACAATTAAAAAGAGGTAGATGAAATGGCTGATCCAAGATTAATGACAGCACCAACTAGCCAATATGCAGGAAATCAGCTTTTGATGCCATATATGCCAGAA